ACCGGGCATTATAGATTTGGCCACCACCCCCGCCCCCTATAATGCGAGCCTTCGCGGGTGTAGTTCAATGGTAGAACGGCAGCTTCCCAAGCTTCATACGAGGGTTCGATTCCCTTCACCCGCTCCATTTATGACTTTCATAAGCAGTCATAAACAGTCAAAAACCCAACATAATCAACAACTTAGGCTAATTTAAGCCGTCAAGTGCAGTCATGTGCCGCCATTGCAGCGCAGCACTTTTGGGGGTACAACCTGGGGGAACGGGGCAAATTTGCCCCCATCCCTGGAGTTTTGTTCCCCCATGCTGACTGAAATCACCTGCAAAGCTGCGACCTGCCCCGAGGACAAGCCGCGTGTTCGTCTTACTGACGCTGGCGGGCTCTACCTGGAAGTCACGCCCAACGGGGCAAAGCGTTGGTTCTGGAAGTACCGCTTCGACGCGAAGGAAAAGCGCCTGTCCCTGGGCAGCTATCCCGCCGTCAAACTGAAAGAGGCCCGCTTTGCCAGGGATGACGCCCGCAAGCTGCTGTCTCAAGGCAACGACCCGGTACAGCGCCGCAAGATCGACAAGGCCTCCGCCCGCGTTAACTCCGGCACGACCTACGAAAAAGTGGCGCGTGAGTTTCACGCCATGAAGGTCAAGGAGTGGAGCGAAGCGCACTTCACCAAGTGGATAAGGCTGCAAGAAGCAAACCTGTTTCCCTGGATCGGCCCGCTGCCGATTGCCGAGATCACTGCGCCCCTGCTGCTGGAGACACTGCGCCGCGTGGAGGCCAGGGGCAAGAACGAAACGGCCCACTCCCTGCGCCAGTACGCGGGCCAGGTGTTCCGCTACGGCATGGCAACAGGCCGATGCACCCAAGACCCTGCCCACGCTTTGCGGGGTGCCCTGCAAGCTGTGATCGTCAAGCACATGGCCGCTGTATTGGAGCCCAAGCAGGCCGGGGAACTACTACGGGCCATTGACGCCTACCACGGGCACCCAACCACACGGGAGGCCCTGATTCTGTCCGCCCTGCTCTTCCAGCGCCCCGGCAACATCCGGCAGATGGAATGGGCATGGGTTGACCTGGAAGGCGCCATGCTCACCATTCCGGCCGCATCCATGAAGCGCACCGTTCAAGGCAAGCGCACCGGCAAACCTCACCTTGTCCCCTTGGCACCGCAGGCCGTGGAATGCCTCAAGCGCATGCAAGTTCTATCGGGCGCGGGCCGCTACGTGTTCCCCTCGCTGCTGACAGGCGAACGGCCCATGAGCGACAACACTGTGAACACCGCGCTTCGCCGCATGGGCTACACCAACAGCGAAATGACCGCCCACGGGTTCCGTGCGATGGCCCGCACCATCCTGGGCGAGCACTTGGAGACTGATCCCGAGGTGATCGAGGCGCAACTGGCCCACGGCAAAAGCGGGCCGCTGGGCATGGCCTACGACCGCACCACCTACATGAAGCAGCGCCGCGAAATGATGGTGCAGTGGGCCAACTACCTCGACGAGCTGCGCCAGGGCGCGGACGTGGTGCAATTGCGCGCATGAATCACAAACAGCAATCAGCCAATGAAAAAAGATAAATCAATCTCACTTGGCTCATGGGTTTGGACTTTCCCCGATGGGTCAACGGGAGAAATGCCAGCCGTTGATTTAGAAGAGCGTTTGCAGCGGCAGTATCAGGCAATGGCATCAAGCGATGATCCATTACTCGCCGAAGCTGGGCGACGTCGCCTAAGAGAGGCAGCAGAAAATGCAGCCGCCCAGCAAATCGCCAATATGCATCGCGCAGCCATTGCGAAGCGCCCTAGACCCAGCAAACGAGGTGATCTCAAAGAAAAGATTCAGTCGGCCATGCGCGCGGAAAAGACGCGCGGTACAGACTTCAAAACGCTCATGAGCCGGTGGGAAAAAGGGGTACTCAATGGTTTGCGATGCCAGCCCGAGGACGAAAACAACTACCTGATAGAGGACGAAAACGACATCGAGGGACGCCAGCGCAAGTACACCTGGGGCACGCTCCAAACCTACTACTCGCAATCTTGATTTAACGTTAACGCCGCTAACGTTAATCGCACCTCGACATTGCACCCGTGTTCATTCATGAGGTGCAAAATGCAACCTGCTACCGTTTCCCGCCGTCATAACCGCGCACCAGCGCAAACCCTTCAAGCGCTCCATATCCCCGAAGCGCTCCTCAAAATCCAGACCGTGATCGCCGTCACGGGCCTGTCTGAATCGACCATTCGCCGCAAAGTGGCCGAGGGCAAATTCCCCGCCCCCATCAAGGACGGCGCCCGCTGCACCCGCTGGGTTGCTGCCAACGTGTCCAACTGGCTGCGCGCAAAGGTGGCCGCATGAGTACCGTCCGCCAAGGCCGTGGCAAGTCCAAAGCCAGCCTACAACTGATTGACGCCGCCATCCGCATCCTGGAGGAAATACAGCCTGCCAGTGTGCGCGCCGTCTGTTACCGGCTTTTCGTGGAGAAGCTGATCCCAAACATGAGCAAGGGCAGCACCGACAAGGTGAGCAAACAGCTCGTTTATGCTCGTGAGCATGGCCTCCTGCCGTGGGCCTGGGTAGTAGATGAGACACGCGAAGCCGAGCGCATCAGCACCTGGGACAACCCCGAAGAAATCATCGCCGCCGCCGTCAATGGTTACCGCAAAGACTATTGGACGATGCAGCCCAATTGGGTTGAAGTCTGGAGCGAGAAGGGCACGATCCGGGGGACGCTGGCACCCGTCCTGCGCAAGTACGGTGTGACTTTCCGCGTTATGCACGGCTATGGATCGGCCACCGCACTACACGGCATCGCCACCGAAACCGCAGACAACGACAAGGCACTGACCGTGCTCTATGTTGGCGACTGGGACCCAAGCGGGATGCAAATGTCCGAAATCGACATTCCCGACCGCCTGCAACGGTATGGCGGGGCCGCATCTATCAAGCGCGTGGCCTTGGAGCGAAGCGACGTGCAACCCGGTACAGACCTGCCGTTTTTCGAGGCCACCGACAAAAGCAAAGACCCGCGTTATCAGTGGTTCCGTGCGAACTACGGCGCCAAGTGCTGGGAGCTGGATGCTCTGTCCCCTGTGGTGCTGCGCGAGCGCGTGGAAGATCAGATTCTGGCCTTGCTGGATTGGGACGCCTGGAATCACGCAATCGCTATCGAGAAGGCCGAAACCGACTCCATGAAAAGCATCATGGGCACATGGAAGAGTATTTCAGGGCCTGCCTCTAAATACTCGCCGGGAGCTTGATCCATGCAGCCCGACTTCGCCGCAATGCCTGCCGAGCTGCGCAGCGTGCCGCGCTGGGTTGTCTGGAAGGGGCCGAAGGTGCCCTACAGCGCCACGGCCACCAACAGCACTGCCAGCGTGACCGCCCCCGACACCTGGGCTACGTTCGACCAAGCTCAAACAGCGTATGAGGAAGGCGGTTATCAGGGCGTGGGGTTCGTTCTGTGTGGTGACGGCATCGTAGGCGTGGACCTGGACAAGTGCGTCCAATCTGGCGAACCTGCGCCCGCCGCCCTCGACATGCTGGATCGCATCGGCTGCGAGTACATCGAACTGAGTCCAAGCGGCACCGGCCTGCGGGGTTTTGGCTACGGCGACAACATCCCCGGAAGGCGTGGCCAGTTGGATGGCGTCAACGTGGAGCTGTACGCCAGCAAGCGTTACTTGACCGTTACCGGCCATCCCATCAAGTCGGGGCCGCTCGTGCCGTTGGGGGGCTTTTCTGAGGTGGCCCATGCCATCCGGGGGGCTACCCCACAGAAGAGCACAGAAGATGACATAAGCAATCCTCTGTCCTCCTCTGTCCTCTTCTGTGGGGTGCCCGCCAGCACCTTGCCAAAACAGGAGGGGCAGCGCAACAAACGACTGTTCGATCTGGCCCGCTGGGTGAAAGGCACCCGCCCGGACGCGACACGCGAAGAGCAGCGCGCCATAGTGCAGGAATGGCACAGGCTGGCCCTGCCAGTAATCGGCACAAAGGACTTTTCGACATCGTGGGCCGAGTTCCTGAGCGCATGGGACAAGGTGAAAACCCCCCATGGCCAGGAGATGGAGCGCATCCTCAGCGGCATAGACTATGCGGCACCACTGCCGAGCGGGATTGTGGCGCTGGGGTACGGCGTGCGGGCGATGCACCTCGTGCGTGTCTGCCAAGCCTTGCAAGCGCACCATGGAGCTGATCCGTTTTTCATCAGTGCGCGTGTGGCAGGCGGGGTGCTGGGCATATGCCACGAAGAGGCGGCATTGATGCTTCGCGCCATGGTGGCAGACGGTGTGCTGACGCTCGTGTCCAAAGGTGCGGGGAAGGTGGCCAGCCGCTACCACTACACCTGGAGTATTTGAGGGCAGGCCTCGAAATAGTCCACATGCCACGGCACCAGAACCCGATGCCACGGCATGCTGCTAGCAAGGGCCTAGCACGGTGCTAGCACGGTGCCAGCACAGTGCAGGCACCATAAAACCCAAGCCCGCCCCGAGCGGGTTTTTCTTCGCCCACCCCTTGATTTCACATGGCGAAATGTGATAATAGGCATATTCCGCATTGTGAGATTGATATTCCGTGATGTGGAATCTTTCAACCTTCTTTGCAAAGAAAGACCACATGCCGACCATTCACGAAATCCGCGAGCAGCGTGCTCAAAAAGTAGTCGAGGCCCGCACCATGCTGGCATCCATGCCCACCCTGACGCCCGAGGCGCAAACCAAGTTCGACGCCATCAAAGCCGAAATCGTGGCCCTGGAAGGCCAGGAAGCCCGCGCGCAGTTCATCGAGGACGCCGAGCGCCGCTCCATGGGCCAGCCGGTGGACAAGGCCCGCAACGAGCTGGAAGGCCAGGTCAACGTGTTGGACGCCATCGCCGCTCAGATTGAAAACCGCAGCGTTACCGGCGCCCTTGCCGAGTTCCAGCAAGAGGCCAAGCGCCAGGGCCTGACCGCCCGCAACGGTGGCGTGCTGGTGCCAACGAGCATCTTTGAAAAGCGCACCACCATGACCACGACTGGCGCGGCTGCTGTGGCGCCCGACGACTACAAGGCCAGCGAATTTGTCGGCCTGCTGCGAAACAGTCTGATCGTGCGCAGCCTGGGCGCCCGCGTGCTGACCGGCCTGCGTGGCGATACCGTGCTGCCCAAGGCTACCGGCGCCGCCACCGCGTACTGGGTTGCCGAAGGCGACAGCCTGACTGAGAGCAACACCACGTACAGCTCCATCAAGCTGGAACCCAAGACCGTGGGCGCACTGACGGCCTTTAGCCGCAACCTGGCGTTGCAGTCCAACCCCTCGATTGAAGCCCTGCTGCGCGACGATATCAGCGCCGTGGTGGGCCTGGCAGTGGACAAGGCCCTGATCCATGGAACCGCCGCCGCCAAGCAGCCGGTGGGCATCCTGAACGTGAGCGGCATCCAAACGGCAAACCTTGCCACCCTGAGCTGGGCCACCGTCGTGGCCATGCTGGAAAAACTGGGCCTGGAGAACATCACGCCCAATGCCGTGCTGACCCATGCCAAGGCCGCCACGAAGCTGCAAACCACCCTGAAGGACGCCAGCGCCGGTAGCGTGTACTTGATGGACGGCGGCCGCGTGGCTGGCCTGCCCGCCTACGTCACCAACCAATTGGACGCCAAGACCGGCACGCCGGACAAGGGCCGCGTGATCGCTGGCGACTTCTCGCAAATCGTGATTGGCGAGTGGGGCGTGACCGAGGTGCTGGCGAACCCGTATGCCGCTGGCTACTACGAAAAGGGCGACGTACAGCTTCGGATCATGCACACCATGGACGCCGTGGTACGCCATCCCAAGGCGTTCGTGGTGGCTGACGACCTGGGCCTGTAAACCATGAGCACCCCGGACATGGAGCGCCGGGGTGCCGCTGCTGGCGTTACAGCCAGTGGCCGCACCTTGAGCGGGTACGCCGCAAGCTACAACGACCCAACGGCCATCGGCGGATTTACCGAGCGCATCGCGCCCGGTGCATTCACCAAGTCGCTGGCAAGTGGGAGGGACGTTCTGGCCCTGCTGGATCATCGCGCTGATGTTCTGCTGGGGCGTACCCGCTCAGGCTCTTTGAAACTGTCCGAGGACGCCAAGGGCCTGCGGTTTGAATTGTCCTTGCCAGACACCGCAGCCGCCCGTGACGTGATCGCCCTTGCCGAGCGTGGCGACCTGGGCGGCATGTCCTTTGGCTTTGTCGCCATTGATGAAGCCTGGGACGGCGATACCCGCGAGCTGCGCGAGATCCAGTTGCACGAAATCAGCGTGGTGCAGTCCTGGCCCGCGTACCAAAGCACCGAAATCAACCTGCGCAGCAAGCCCAGCGTGTACGAAACGCACCGCGTGGGCATCGGCGGCAATGCTTTGTGGTTGGAGACTTGCCGATGAAGATCCTCGACCGCGCCCTGGGCGCCATCGGCCTGGAGCGCCGCAGCACCAACCCTAACGACACCTGGGGCGCGTTTTCTGCCCTGCGCACGGGCAGCGTGACCCCTGACAGCGCGCAGTCGGTGGCGGCCTGCTATGCAGCCGTGGGCGCCATTGCCGAGGCCATCGGATCGCTACCCCTGCACCTGTACCGCAGGGACGGCGACAGCCGCACCAAGGCAACAGACCACGCGCTGTATGCCACCCTGCACCACGCGCCCAATGAGCACCAATCCGCCCCTGAGTTCCGGGAGTGGATGACGGCAGCCATGCTGCTCACCGGCAACGCCTACGCGCGCATAACGCGAGGCTGGGACGGCCAGGCAAGAGCCCTCGACCCGCTGGTGACCGACCGCGTGACCGTGCTGCGCAAGGGCGAGGCCATCGGCGGCTATGAGTACACCGACCGGGACGGCAAGCGCGAGCGCCTGCTGCCCTCCGAGGTGTTCCACCTGCGCCATCGTGCTGGCAATGATCCGCTGATCGGCCAGTCGCCCATCACCGCCGCCCGTGCCGTGATCCAGCTCGCACAAGCCGAGGCGCAGCATGGGCAAAGCACCTTCGACAACGGCACGCGCGCAAGCGGCATCTTGTCCATGCCAGGCCGTTTGAAGCCCGAGCAGCGCCAGGCCATCGCCCAATCCTGGCAGTCGCAATATGCAGGCGGGAGCAACGCGGGCAAGGTGCCGGTTTTGGAAGAGGGCACCACGTTCACGCCTATCAGTTTGAGCCTGGCAGATAGCGACTGGGTTGCAGCTCGCCGGTTCTCCGTGGAGGAGGTGGCGCGGCTTTTCAAGATACCGTCCGTGATGCTTGGCGACCTGACGCACGCGAATTACAGCAACAGCTCCGAGATGTTCCGCTGGTTCGTGGTGCATACCCTCAAGCGCCACATGGCCGCATGGGAGGGCGCCATCACCCGTCAATTGCTGACGCCTGCCGGTGCGCGCCTGTACTACCCCGAGTTCAACGCTGAGGGCATGCTGCGCGGCGACCACGCCAGCCGCGCCGCGTTCTACAGCTCCGGTATTGCATCGGGCTGGATGCTGCCCAGCGAGGCCCGGCGCCTGGAGAACCTGCCGACTATCGAGGGCATTGACGATGCGCCACGCGACGGCCAGGCCGTCCCGGCACGCCAGCCCTACCCCAGCAAGGAATAGCCATGGCAAACCGCACTGGACGCGATGCAGACCCGCGCCGCACGCTACCCCTCAACAGCGCCAGTTGGAGGCGCATGCGAGCGTCTGTGCTCAACGGTGAACCACTGTGCAGGCATTGCGCCGCCCGTGGCCTGGTGATCGAGGCAACGGACGTTGACCACAAGAGCGGCGACCCGTCCGACAACAGCTCCGAGAACCTACAGCCGCTGTGCCATAGCTGCCACTCGCTCAAGACCAATGCCGACATGGGCAAGCGCGTCTATCAGGGATGTGACGTGGACGGCCTGCCGCTCGACCCGAATCACCCGTGGGCGAAGGTATGCAGCCTCTTGCAGAAATCACCAGGCACGGATATTGCTAGACCGGCCGGTTCCCCTTGATTTATCGCTATCTGCTTAAAAAAATAGGCAACCATGACCAAGCCACGCCGCACCCGCTCCGACAGCGCCAAAGCCGCAGTGCAGGCGCACCAGAACGCCGCCCAAGCGCCCATCGAGCCGCCCGTGTATGTCACCCTGCCCGACG